GATGGATATCAAAAACGTCACAACCAAGGCTTTTATAAACCGACTTACGACGAGTAAACAAGACCGGATAAAACATGCTTTCTCCTATGGTGTTCTTAAGTGTTCGTAATACAAGTTTAGCGGCGCTTCGCGCCGCTACCGGCACCCGCTAGCGCAGGCACCAGTAGCGGGCGCATACAGCGCCTGAGCTTCATCAAAAACGAGCCACCCGCCAGCGACAATAAAAGATTCAAAGGCAAAGAGCAGCTTGCATGGCGCGAATGACGATGGTGCGCAGAGTTGAGCCAATACCCGCACCCGACCGCAACCTGACGGCGACCTGACAGGCTTACATGGGCGCTTCGCCCCATACCCCGATTCGCCTAAATTCGTTTTCAAAATTAGCAGGGGCGATGAATTCTCATTTAAAAATCGGCCGGCCGATTTAAAAATCAGCAAGGGCGATGAATTCTCATTTAGAAAAGCGGTTTTCATTTTCAAAATTAGCAAGGGCGAACCATTCTCATTTGAAAAAATTACAGAACGCCAGCAGCCTGAAATTTCTGGAAATGCGCGATTCGTTGATCGACAGGAAGCCGCATAATCAGCGCCGCATAGCGATTCAAAGGCTTGACCGTCGCCACCCTACGCGGAATCGGCGTAAAGAACGCCTTGACCCGTTGAGAGAGCCTCAATGGGATTTTTTCCGCATAGCCCTTCAGGTGCCACGGCGACAAATAAGAAAACAGCCCGTCCGAATAATTGTCTTTGAAAATTTGCCGCGTATCGTAACCGTGATAGAGCGACCGCCCCGTATACGTCCATCGATCATTCACCACAGCTTCATTACCCATGCCGTAGCGAATTGTCGCAACGTGAACTTTCGGTGGACGAATTTCAAAACCAAGCAAATGCTTAGAAATCGAACCGAGAAATGGGATACGAATTTTATCGAGACGCTTGCAAGACACCGACAATTCAACCAACGATTCCCGCACCTGCTTATCAATTTGCGCCGGAGACTGACAAATAAAATAAACATCCCACCCCAATTTGCGCGAATGGACAAACCAATCGAGAAGCGCTTGACGCCCCTTATCGGCAAACGTCCGCGCATTCATCCACGTCGCCATCTCATCCAGGACGATCAAACCATAAGTATCTTCATCGACGTCCGGAGAACCCTCACCAATCGCTTGCATATCCTCAATCGACGGACGATCCGGCAAGCGATAACACATCACCTTGCGACAACCGAGCGGCAAAAGATGCTCAAGCTTTAAATCAAGATTCGTAGCGACTTTCTTACCAGCCGCCAGCGCATCACGAATACGACCAACGACAACCAGACTTTTCCCGTTACCCTTTTTGCCGTGAACAAGATAATCACTCATATCAATTCGCCGCCGCGATAGTCTTAATTTTCAACATGGCCAGATCGTAAGCAGAACGGCAAATCTTGCTGGACACGACCGACGCCAGCACCGCCGCAAAATCGCCAGGTATGAACATGCCGACACCGTTAGAAATCCACGGAGGAATAATCAGCAACGACAGCACCGATGTGAGAAGCGAATTAATACAAGCGATGAAGACAGCGGTCATGAGAATGAAGGCCGCAATCGTCACCGTCACCGTACCAAGCTTTCGCGCCATGAACGCGATAAGACTTGCAATGACCGCAGGAATCCCGGCGACCAACAGCGTAATTAATTTAATCATGAATCATCCCCTTTTCTGAACAATTGACCGTAAGTCGTGATCGCACCAAGCAGCGCAAACAACCACCCAATCACCGAATTAATGTTCGCAATCGTCGGACACAAGTCCCAACTGATGGCATACCCATGCACCGTGCCAGCAAACGGCGAACACGAACCAGACGGAGGAGTCCACACCCACGAGAACCACGCGCTTTTATCCAATTGCTCCGACTTCGCATCCGTCACCGCTTGCCCTATCCCGGTATCGTTCGCAGTCTTGCTTGCATCAACCAAAACTTTTTGATCTGGCAACACCGGCGCCCCATCACCTTTCAATTCAGTCTCAATCTTTTGCTGCGTTACCTCGCGGTTATAGTCAGTCGGAAACGGTACAGTCGGAGCGGAAGGCGCAGGAGAATTAGCAGGATGATTATCGGTTGTGGTCGTAATTGTCGTGACATTCGTCACATTGTTAACCGTCGTGTTGGTCGTGGTCGTGGTCACATCGTATTTGACATTGGTATCCGCAATCGTCGTGCCGGTAGGGTGAGGCGTGACAGTTGATTGTTGACTAGTCGTGGTCGTGGATGTAGAACCGTCCGCATTCGGAACGGTAGACGTACCGACCACCGTGCTAGGCCCAGTGACCGGGGCCGCTGTCACATCAATCGGAAGATCGGAAGGAGCAAGCGAATTGACCGGAGCGACACCTGGAGAATTTTGCATATCCGTCCGCGCCGCATTTAAAACACGCGCCGCGAATGTCGAATCAGACGCTAACTTAGCAGCTACCGACGCCGTAATATCGGAATCAGCAGCAGGGACCAAAGGCATCGTACCCGCCACGCAAACACCATTGAGGACATATTCACCAACAGGACATGCAGTGGTATCGACCCGATAATCGTAATAAACACCCGCATTCCCGCCCGATAAACATTGCATTTGCTGTCCATACGTACCACCGGCAGTAAGACCCGCCCACCCCGTACAATTAATTTTGCCCTGAGTAATTGCCAACGTGGAACCCGACGCACCGCCCAAGTGATACATCGTTATAACCTGCGTCGAAACGGTCGGATCAGGAACACAGAAGAATGCAGGAGGCGGACAAGTCGCAATTCCTGAATCCCTAATCGCGTTATAGACCTGCCACGCGGTAAACGCATTACCGACAATCGACCCGGCACGCGCAACCTTCAAAGCGATACCAGCAACCCGCGCAGCCGTGAACGTCGCTCCCAACACCGTAGGCACGGCAATATCAGCCGCCGCAACGCCAGTACCGACCGCCACCACGCCGGAAGACACCGCACGGGCCGCACCAGACGCGCCGCCCGAATATACCCAATCGGCCGCCACAGAAGAAGGCCCGACATAGTTACCGATAATCTTACCGGCAGTATCAAAAACGAGATTTGTCTGTGCGCTAGCGGATTGGACAGTGAGCAGAAAAACTACCGTCAAAACAGCGAATCTCAGGAAACCACGCATGCGCAGAAATGGGGAAATCATCATTTATCCATATGGAAGAAGGGGAAGCGCAGGAGGACAAACCAAGACAGCAAAGAAACAGAAAACCGAAAACAAAATCATTTTTCATAAAGCCCCCGATTAGCGGGAATCAAACAACAATCGCCAGGTGGAACCAGAACAGCAGACACAACAGAATTCACAACCGGTGCAGAAAAAATCCAGACGTAAAAAAATCGGATTACAACCGCCAGCAACAGCAGCCGTAACCCGATTTTCACGACGACCCCTTAAATCTTGGAGCCGAAACGCTTGATCAGCTTGATCGTGATCACCAGCCCAAGAATCGCAACAACAATCGGAACGACAATGGCCGACAACGACACCGCATCCGCTTGAACAGCCGCAAAGGCAGTGGAAACAGACGCATCAATCGCCGCACTAGCATCGACCACCACACCAGCCAGAAGCGCACCAGCGACAGCAACCAACGAAAACAATTTATTGCGTTTCATAAAAACCCCTTAAATCACATCAAAAAATTGCCGGATCGCTTTGATACTTCTACCAATCGCAAACCCGACACCGAAGGCACTCAACAAGCCACCAATAATTATCTCCAAATCACTCATGAGAGCAACCCCGCGATAATTCCCAACGCCACGGACAACACGAACGACGCCGCCGCGACCACATCCTGAACGGATACCGAATCAAACAT